CAACTAAGTTTGAAACACCTGGCGCACAAGCACAAATTGCTCCACAACAAAGAACACAGGTTCAAGGACTAAGGGCCAATGAAGATTTCCAGAAACAATTTGCAAAAGATATTGCATCACTAAAACAAGCCACAGATGAGCAGGCTAAATTAGTATTTGATTCCCTTGCTGTTCAACTAAGAGGTAAAGGATTTGCAAAAGAACAAATACAAACAATCATTGCTGCACTTCAAGAAGAGGCAGGCAAGACAACGATTAAGTTTGATTTTGCTGAAATGGATTTAACAACAGATGCTGGAATGATGAATTTCCAGGCTTCTATAAGCAAACTATCTGCAGATCTTGGAAAACAATTTTCAACGGGATATAGTTCTCAGGTAAGAACAGCAGTAAGTGGAGCAACTGGCGAAGTTGTCAAGTGGACTGAAGTTAATTTATCAAAGGGTCTTAAGAAAAATCTTAATTTAACTGCTAAAGCATTTAGTGGATTTATGAATGGTCTTTCTGGACAATTAGAAAATGGAACAATCACTGCTGATCAATTTAGAAGTGCCTTTGGAAGAATTGGTTCTACTATTGGCGCTATGCCACCACCACAGGCTTTGCTTGTTCTAGATAAAATATTTAAAGATTTAGATCCAACACTTGCAAAAGCAGTAGTTGGGCTAGATAAAGTTTCAGATAGGATGTTACTGCTTAGGGCACAGGCCGTTGGTCTTACTGCAAATATGGCATATGTTGTAAGCGCAATGAAGATGCTTGCAGATCCATTATCAGATGTATCAGATAGAGTTAAGGCTGAAATATTCTTAAATAATTGGAAGAAGGCTCTCAAAGAAGCAGAAGATGCTGTAACTGCATTCTTTAATAAAACAAACAAGGGTACTGGTACAGGCACTGGAACTGGTGGCGGAGAAAAGTCTGCTTTCCAACTTGCTATAGAGCAGTTGCAAAAACAGCAAGAAGAATTAATTAATACACAAAAAGCCTACAATAAACTTAAAAATGCTGGAATAGAAACTGGCAGAGCATTTGAAGTAGCATCTGACCCTATTCTTGCTGCTGCTATTGCAACAACAAAAGTTGGAACTCCAGAATGGAAAGAGTTGCTTGGATTAATTAAAGATGTGAATAGAGAGTTACTAAATAGCGAACTGCTTAAATTCTTTGAAAGCAGAACTGCAGAAATAGAACTAAAGAAACAGTTTGCTGCAATAGTTCCATTACTAGAAAAAATTGGATTAAAGTCAGAAGATATTAAAGAGATTTTTTCAAATCCAGACTTAGCCAGGGCATTTATAAAAGATCTACAAGATGGTGTATTAAACTCTAAGGATCTTGCTAAATATATTGAACAAATACCAGAAATGAAAAAAATTGACATTGTTCTTGGTATTAGTGAAGATAATGCAGAGGCAGAGTTACAGCGTAGAGCAGATGAACTATTTGGGTTCCTTGAAAGAGCAGTACAGCGTGAATATAAGCCTAAAATTATAGATGCTGAAAAAGAAGTAAAAACTGCACAAGATGCAATAGATAAAATTCAAACAAAGATTGATGGATATGAAAAAGATATTGAATCAATACAGCGTACAACAGAATTAACTTTATCTAGACCAATAGAGGCATTCCAAGAACAAATTGCTGACCTGCAACGTAATATTGAATTAAATTTTGAAAGACCTATTGAACAACTTAATGAACAAATTAATTCTATTGAAAGACAGATAGAGATTAGTTTTGATAGACCTATTTCTGGCTTGCAGGCTGATATTGAAGCAATGCAGCGCAGCATTGAACTTGGATTTGAGCGACCAATTGCTGCACTACAAGAAGAAGCATCTGACCTATCTAATGAACTTGAATTAATGGATCGTGCTGTTGAAGAAATTAACAGCAAATATGATGCACAAGAAGAGGCCTTAAGTAGAATATCTGATATTAATCAAGAGATTGCTGCTCAACAAAAATCACAACTTAGTATTGCAGACGCTTTAACTCAAGGAGATATTTCCGCTGCTGCACAGGCCGCACAAGAAGCCAGAGCGCAAGCCGTTGCTTCGGCATCAGAAAGGGCTTCTGGAACCATAGATGCTGCACGTCAGGCTCAATTAGAGGCTTTGCGTACACGTCAGGGAATGACAAGAGTACAAGTAGAACAACGTCAGTTTGCTATTAGTCAACAAGTATTTAATTTAGAAGAGCAGCGTGAAGCGGTACAGGCAAAAATTCTTGCTAAACAAGATCAGATTTATGCATTAGAACAAGCAAGAATTCCAGTACAAGAACAAATTCGTATTAAACAAGATCAGATTTATGCATATCAAGAAGCACAAAAACTTAAACAAGAAGAAATTCGTGTTATTGAAGATAAGATTTATCTTCTTGAAGAGCAAAGAGAAGCAAATCTTATTCAAATTCGTGAACTTGAAGATAAAGTTTATAATATTAAAAATGGTATTAATGTTGCCGATGAAGACAATCTTGTTATTGCACAAAAAGCATTAGAGACTGCACAAAAAGAACTTGAAACATTAAAAGAAAAATTACAAAATCGTCTTGATGATATTGAAGCACAAAAAGATGCGTGGCAGGCAGCAGCAGATGCAGAGATGGCTGCAAAAATTCTTGCTGGTGAATATAATGATGTACTAGAAGCAACTAAGGCTAAATTAGCATCTATTTTAGAGTATTGGAAACAAATTGCTGCTGCAATGGCTAAAGCAACCATTCCAGTTACTGGTGTTACTGCTTCAATTTCTAAAGGAACTGATGGAAACTCAGCAGCAGCCATAGCAGCAGCCGAAGCAGCAGCCAAAGCGGCGGCAGAGGCAGCAAAAGATGCCGCTAATGCATTAGCAGAATCGGGTGATGAGGCAACATCGGATGCTCTTAAAGAAATAGCAGCAGCCGAAGCAGCAGCAGCAGCAGCAAAAACTGCTGAAGAAAAAGCAGCAGCAGAAGAAGCAATACGTGCTGCCAACGCTTATTTAGATGCTGCACTAGCAGCAGCAGATGCCGCTGCTGCAGCAGCAGAAGCCGCAACAGAAGCAGCGGATTCTGCAAATGCTGCTATTTCCGCTATAAGCACAGCAGAAACAACAGATGCTATTAATGATGCTGTAAAAGTAGCAGTTCTTATTGGAGAATCTGCCACAGATATTGCAAATGCAATGATGACTGGATTAGTTGCTCAAGGTGTAGATCCATCAATTGCTGCTTCTAGTGCAAGATATACAGGTATGGCTATTCAATATCAGCAACAACAGGAGAAAGCAACTCAAGCAGCAACAGATGCAGTCTATGGTACTGCCAATAGGTATATGCATAAATTTAAAAGTTCTGGCGGTTTAATGAGAAAATATTATGCTAAGGGAGGACCAAGCCTTGGTACAGATATAGTTCCAGCAATGCTTACCCCTGGCGAATTTGTAATGAGTAAATATGCTGTTAAAAACTTTGGTGTTGATAATATGAAGGCTGTAAATGATGGCACATACTCTGGAGAGTCAGTGTATAATTATAGTATCAATGTAAATGTTAAATCTGGAGCAAATCCTGATGAAATTGCAAGATCAGTAATGACACAGATTAAACAAATTGATTCACAGAGAATTAGAACACAGAGGGCATCATAATGACTACCGCAGCATATTTAACAGGTCGTAAAAGATATCAGCGCCCAGAGGCAGTGTTGTGGTCAAACAATGCAGGTACGCTTACTGGAGGAGTTTATGTTCCAACTGGATATGAAGTTGGTGCAGTAGTTCCAGGCGGTACAGATGAAGATCTTATAGATCAATTTATTATTCTATCTGATGATAATCGTGGAGAAATTAGTTTTAATCAACAAAGAATAGAAAAGCGTCAACGTACTATAAATGGTCGTATGCGTTCATATCATATTGCAGACAAACTTAGTATTAGTATGTCTTGGAATATGCTTCCATCCCGTGCATATTTTGAGGTAGCAGATTTTAATTCTAGTGGTGTTTCTCCATATAAAAATACAACTGGAGAATTTACAACAGACGGCGGTGCTGGCGGGGTAGCAATTCTAGACTGGTATCAATCACATCCTGGCCCATTTTGGATGTATCTTGCATATGACAAGTATAGTAATTTTACAACAAATGGAGAAATAACAGATGCTTCATTTGGACATTTAGCACAATATAACCAAATTATTCAGGTTTATTTTGCAGACTTTAATTATTCTGTCGTAAAAAGGGGCGGTAGCACATACGATTTCTGGAATATAAATCTAACCCTTGAAGAGGTCTAAATGTTTATTAATGAAACATTAAAGACTCATCTAGAAACATCAGCAACAGTACAACTAAGATCTTTAGTTATTGCTGAGTGGAATATGAATATGCCAGATAATATATTTTTACTTGGTAATTATCGATACCGCCCAACAACAGCAGGATCAGATTTCTTTACACTTCCAGTTATATTTGATTCATTAGATTCTGGCGAGTATTATACAGGCGCTACGGACGCAGATGTAGTAGTAGATAACGGATTTGATAATTCGGGGAATCCACAACAGTTCACTTTAGTAAAACAAAAAATGAAAATGCTTTACTCATTAGAGGATTGCATTAAACCATTTAGACCAAGGTCTGGAATTAATAAACCACTTTACTTTACTGGATCATATATGCCAAACTCTGGAGCAGATATGGCACAGCGACCACGTTGGTATATGCCATCTAGATACGATCAGTTTAGATATTGGACTTCATATCGAACAGAAGATAATGTTGAATATGGAATTGCTAAAAATATATCTAATGGACTTTATTATATAGATGATGCTGTGCCATTTGTAGTTTATAAAAATAATGTACCAGCAAATAGAATAGTTGTAAAGGTTCAGACTGGAGTTGGCTCTGTAGATCTTGGACCATTTACAACAGCAACAGGATCAATTAGTGATCCACTATATGGAGATGCTAACAAAAAAACTCCAGCCAGATGGAGAATTCAATACCTTCGTGACGATAATTGGGTAGATGCTTATACTTTTACAGAAAATGATACCAGGGCAGATGGATCTGCAATTATTGGGCCAGATGGCTATGTAGAATTACAATATGGATTAATAGTTCCATCACAATATCAAGAAGAGTTCAAATTTGCAGAAACACTATCATCTAGCACATTGCTTCCAGAAAAATCTATACTTGGCTATTCTTATTTGGTTATTGAAAATGATGGAGATATTGGTACATTTTATATTTATACTGGAGTTGGAGAAACTGGATACGAGACATTTACACCAGAATATGGCTGGATTCTTGGTTCAGAAACTATAACTAATCAAACAAGTTTTGTAACAGATCTTACATCACCTGCCTCATTTAATGACACAATTGTTGGCGGTACATCATATAGAGAATTTGAATATCTTCGTGGTATCAGAATTGTTGTTGAAGTAATGAATAAATTTGACTCTACCCTTGATCTTATTGAGTTTTCACCACGTTTAGTTGTAGATCTATCAGATAAGACTATGGACTATAAACTAACCAAAATATTATCAGATATAGGTGTTACGTCTTTGCCCGTAGGACAACTACTAGCATCCACTGGGTCAATATCTCTTTTTGATGACGATCAAGCATTTAATGCAAACAATTCTTCAAGCATCATTGCTGACTATGTGAGAAAAAATATTAAGTTTCTTTTCTATGAAGTAGTAAGTAATGTTGAAGATACTGATGGACTATCTTATGATTATTATGTTCCAATTAAAACAATGTATACAGAGGGGCTACCACAGGCAGATGTAAATGCAGGGTCTGTTAATATTCAACTTAGAGACTTTTATTTCTTTCTTGAATCAATGCCAGCCCCAAGACTTTTACTAACAGAGGTCTCACTTAGTTTTGCTATTACAACACTTCTTGATTTTATTGGATTTACAAACTATACATTTAAGCGCATAGCAGGAGAGTCTGATCCAGTTATTCCATATTTCTTCGTTGCGCCAGATCAAAATGTGGCTGAAGTTTTGAATCAGTTAGCAGTAGCCACACAAACCGCAATGTTTTTTGATGAGTATAACAATTTTGTAGTTATGAGTAAAAATTATTTAATGCCAACAACTAATGAACGGGCTACTGACTTTGTTTTGCTTGGTAATAACAATCAAACGGATTCTGGTGTTATTGAAAATGAGTCATCTGGAAATCTTCCAAACATTATTGAAATAGCATCTCAAGATAAGAAAGTTTATAATGATGGAAAGATTACCTATACTGTTAGATACCTTCAAAGAACTTACGGATCTATAAGACAATCAAGTATGGTTGATAAAGAAAAGACATGGATTTATAAACCAGCGTTGCTGTGGGAAGTTGGTGCAACTCAGGCAACAAAAACAATTAATGAGGTAGCATCACAACAAGGCAATTATGTTTTAGGTGCCATGCCGATTAACTCTACTTTACCAGCAGTTCCACCTACTGTATCTGGCGGGGTAGTTATAAATAACACACTTGATCTAGGAGAAAATGTATACTGGTTAACTAGATACCAAGGATATTTTTATTCCAATGGAGAAATCATAAGATATGATGCTGCACAATTTAATATTACAGGAACAGGTAATGTTTGGATTACAAGTAATCAAGAATATCAAAGATATTTTTCTACCCTTCCATTTAATGGAAAAATATATCCAACAGGATTAGTTCGTATTTATTCTGTTCCTTACTATGAAACAATTGATGGAATAGAAAGGCTACAGCCAGGTGCGGTTTATGAGCATGGTCGTGCACAATTTGGAACTACAATAACAGAACACACTGCTGGGATTAGTGATTATTGGAGCAACAATCTATATGTCCGTGGATGCGATATGCAAGCACAGTATATGTTTACTACAGAACTAGATCCCACAATACCAGCAACTACTACTGGAGCGGCTGGGGTTAGTAATGACCTAGCAAAACAAACTACCAGAAACGGTGTTATTAAAAACTTTATGGCAACAAACTATTTAACTGATTCTGCCGTAAATAACCTTAAGTCTACACAGACTGGCACAATTCAATCCTCTGCATTAGTCATGAGTGGTCCATCTTTTAAAACAACAGAAGTACCACTAAACTTTGTTTCTTATGTTTACAAAAATCTTAATAACGCATATAAGTTGTTTGGTACCAGAATGCGTATTATTGGTAAAATTGAAAATAATGAAAACCGTGCTCAGACACCTATTGGTAGCACGTCTTATTATCAAGTTACTGGCGCTTTGCCAAATCAAAATATAAGCATAGGTGGTGGTTCTGGAGGTATAGCAGTGTTGCTTAATCCAGAAACAAACAACGGTTATTATTTTGAAATAGTAGCAATGACAGAAGATAACATTGAATCATATATTACTACAGACAACGCTGGTAATCCTAATATATCAATTAATAATGTTGTATTTTATAAAGTTAAAAAAGATTCTTCTAACAATGATGCTATTCCTGTAAAACTATGGGGAGGGCTAACAAGTATTATTGTTGATGATGGTCGTTTCACAGGACAGTACAGAATGGCTGGAGAAGAAAATAGCACGGTATATGATCTATCTGTAGAATATGAAGATATTGGAACTATTCGTAGATTCTATCTTTACATCAATAACAAACTTATTAAGATAGTTGATGATACAGATCCTCTTCCAGTATATAACAATATGGCTATGTTTATTCGTGGTTCTTCAAGATGTATGTTTGAAAATGTATATGCTCTTGCAGAAAACTATTCTCAAAATACCGTTTTCACCGTAGGAGAAACATTGTCAAGTGCATTTGGTGATTATAATATTGATGCAAACGAATCTTTCCGCAAATATGCAATGAGTGGTATTTTACAGGCTACCTATCTCGCTGGTGTAAGTTCTGAACAACCACCAAAATATAATATGTACTTTGATGAGTTTGGAACTATTATGCGTGAATGCGCCTACTTTGATATTAAGTATGATCGCTCTTATCCTGCTCTTTATGCTCAGTTATCACCAACATTAAACAGAATCAAAGGTTATACCACATCTGGATTCCAGGCTGATTCCTATGGCGCTGAGTTTTTAATATTTAATGCAACAGATACTGCATTAAATCTTGATGAAACAACTGGCAACTATTTAAGAATACAGGGAATTACATTTACTCAAGACACTACTTATGAATTAACAGTTGATGAGTATTTTAAGAAGCGGAGCAATTTTTCTACCCCGCAACTTCAAGGTAGCCCAATAATAACATCATCTTTAGTAGAAAAGGCTAAATATGACGAGATTAAACAAAGCAGAATAATTTATGGCAAAAATGAGTTTGCAATAGATACTCCATATATTCAGAGTGAAGATGACGCACAGCAATTGATGGGCTGGATTATAAATAAAGTTATGAAGCCTAAAAAAGCAATTGGCGTAAATACTTTTGCGATTCCTACACTTCAACTTGGTGATATTGTTACAATCAACTATCAAGACTCTACTGGCTTAGATCTTGTAGCACCTACAACTGATCGCTTTGTGATATATAATATTGAGTATGGCAGAAGTCCAGATGGACCAACTATGACAGTCTACTTGAGTGAGGTATAAAATGACAGTATCGGCTACGCCACCAACACCATCTAATGCTGGACTAAATATAAGTGCCTTTTCTGTTAATCCAGTTTTAACGGCACCAATAGATACTATTCTTTATAATGAAGAAGCCACTCCAGTAGAAATAATGGCAGACTTACTATTTGAAAATATTGGTGGACAAGAGTTAATTAATATTGCTAGAAATGATACAGTCAATGGACAAACCGTTATATATCAGCCTATAAAAAATCTTGCAGCAATTCAACAACAATATAATCCTAATAATATTGTTAGTCTTCAGGCAACTTCGGATAAGTATTTTCAAAACTATTCAATAAAGTTTGAAAATAAGGTTCCTAATGTTGGTAGTGGGCCAAATGGAGAACATGTTTATATAGATCCAGAAACTGGAGATTTAATTGTAGAGGTAGTAAATATTGAAGAGGGAGAGCAGGTTCAAGTGGAAATTACTAGCAGTGGTACAATATATGAGGCGACATTATGATTACAAACACTGGACAATCTATTATTGGCAAGTACCTGCTTGGTCAGGCACCTGCCTATGCCTCTTATATAGCCGTTGGATGCGGCGCACAGCCTCTAGCAACTGCTGACCCATATGGTGACTACTCAGCAAAAGAGAATCTTGATTTTGAAATGTTTCGTGTTCCAATTTCATCAAGAGGTTTTGTAAATGATGGCGGTACAGAAAAACTAGTCCTTACAGCAGAACTACCTACAGAAGAAAGATATGAAATTACAGAAATAGGATTATACTCAGCAGGATCAAATCCATCTGCTGGAGCATATGACAGCAAAACTGTTTTTGCATTTACCACAGGAGAAGGATGGCAGTATCACGATCAAACTAGTGCATCTACTATTCCAACAATTACAGAGCCATTAGATGATCCTAATGATGATAATATTATTGCAACAACAGACCCAGTATTTCAAACAAATGCGGATAACTCTATTTTC